CAACACATCCCACAAAACCGATTGCACCAAGTGCACAGTGCTGCCCGCCAGTTTTTTCAACAGGTTGCTTTGCATTGTTGCCAGGTGAATCGGTCGCAACCGTGAGAGTTTGATCGCGCCGATTTGCGGCACAATATAGTGGCGAATGTTTTTTCCGTAGTTCTCCAACGTTTTCGGCCGCACCTGGCCGCGTTTGTTCGCCAGATACTGTGCACAATAATCAGCCACCGTTAGATCAGGATTTTCGATCACACCGGCGCCGGTGGTCAGCTTGATCCCGATCTGTTGGTTGCGCCACTTGATTGCCTCGCTTTGCTTGTCGAAAGTCTGCGAAGGATATTGGCGCTTTCCCTGGCTATCAAAACCGGCAAAGTAGCGCGCCTGAAATTTGCCGTTAGCTAGCGTTTTGATCCCGGATGGGTTTTTCATTTGCGCCGGCCCCCGTTCAGTTCATCACTAATCGTTTTCAGCGCCAGTGGCAGAAACGCCGGCGATACTCGCTGGCCACGTTCCCACCGTGAGATCGTGCCCACCTCCACGCCTAGCAGATCTGCCAATTCGTTTTGGGAAAGCTCGCGCGCCTGGCGCCAGCTTTTTAGTTGTTCGGGTGTCAAAGGTTTGTTGCTCGCTTTCATCTAGTGTTTGTCCTCCGACAACACTATAAGCCATCGGCCTATTCGTTGGCAAGCCAATGGCTCAGTGTCCCTTTGGACATTCACGGATAAACCGTGCCAGCTCTGCCTGGTGTACACGCAAGCTTTGGCCACCCTCGCCACCCAGGTTGATCGCCGCTATGCGCCCCTCGCGGATCCAGGTGTACAGAGTGGACTTGTCAACCTTCAGTAGTTTGGCCGTTTCGGGAATAGTCAACAATTCTGACAGGATTGGACCACTGCCACTTTCGGCCAGTGTCTTTTTGACGGTTTCAGCCACCAGGGAAATGATCTGTTCGTCAATGCTCATTGCCTTATTCCAGATCGGTTTCTGCCAATGTTGTGCGCTGGTAGTGACTGCATCGCGCCACGCTACACCGCAACGGATAGTGGCACTCGAGCATATGACCCACCGGGCAAAACATTGCGGCCATTTCCGTGATACACACGCACAGTGGATTGGCCTTCAATGTTTCGCTGGTCCCTTCGATGGGTGCACCGTCTAAAGCTTTACAAACGCCACTAGGCATTGTCGTCTGTTTGTGTCTCCTCGTTGCTGTCGGCCGCGGCCGGCGCTTTCAGCTCCTCAACCGATCCCGTTTTCACATCGGCCGGATCGCCGGTCACTGGATCGCGCGGCACGTTATCAGGCACCGCGGGTGCCGTTTCGCCGTGCACTCCTCCGGTCACATGCGCTGGTCCACCGGTGATTGGATCCCGCGGTGTGCGATCCACCGCATTGGTTTCTTTTTCGCTCGAGCTGTTTTCTTTTTGATCTTCCATTGTCGTTTTGTCCCTTCTGTGTTTGTTCACACCGCACAAAACTGTGCGGCCGTGTTATCCGTTCAAAGCGCCTCGAGGAGCTGCAACAAAGATCCGATCAGTACCGGCACCAACTTGCGTGGCCGCTCCGTGCGCTTTTGAAAATCCCAAACATGCCTGGCCAAATAGAGAAGCTTTTGCCCACCAGGTAAACGCAAATAACCGATCGCACCCAACTGGCGCCAGCGCGCGATCGTGCGCCGCGAAACGTTGAAACCTTCGGCCAGCTCCTCCTCCTGGTAGTAGCGTTTGACCGTGCCCACGCCATCATGATCGCCGGTCATGGCCGCGCCCTTTGTTCAAACCTCGATTCGAACTCCTCAACGTGTTTGGGTGTATAGCGAATTGCCCCGCTTGGCGTTTTGATGAACGTGATCTTTTTTGTCTGGCGCCAACGCCTGGTGGTTTGTGGTGACACCCGCATCATTTCGCATAGCTCAGCATCGGTCAAAAACTTTTTCCGCTTCCATTGTTGGTCCATTTTTTTGATTTCCGTTTCTTCCAGCATTGGCCACCCCTCTGAAAATTGAGAAGTAGATACACGTGCGATCCGTCTGCCAACGGGTGCGCACGCATCAGCAAAAAAATCAATACGAGGAGACTACAACGAAACCAGGGTGTCTGTTTTTGACCTTTTCGTTACTGCGGAAAAACCGCGGCGAGACTTTGCTTGATTGGCGTAGTGCGTGGCGTTGGTGGCGATCAATCTTGTGAAAAGACAACGCGCGCGCGCTGGTGGCGATTTCCAAAAAAGCTTTTTTTCTCAGCGCTCGCACACCTTAGTTTGCTGTCACCGCACGCGTCAAGACGCTAACGGCAATGAAACATTGTCAAATGCTCACAATTTGTTTGCGTAACACTCAACCGTTGACAAATACCTACATTCGCTTATTGTTGCTTCCATGTTTGGGTGGTCTAACGGTTAGAGAATGCGCGCCGCCCCTGGAATTCCAAGACCAGGGCAAAACAAAAAACCGGCACCCAACCTATATACACCTGCATATAGCAATTCAGTTCTATATTCACCTGCATATAGCCACCCACCGCGGCCACATTCCCCAACCCATCAGAGGAGTTTTGACTGATGGGATCCGCACGCCGCAAACCTAAAAAGCTTGCTCGCAAATTGTTGGCGATCCGGCGCTATCTACAACTCAGCCAATCGGAAATGGCCAGGGCATTGCACCTCAAGACTAGCTACACCGTGATCTCAGCCTTTGAAACCGGCCGGCGCCAACCTGATCTATTCACCCTGGCGCAATATGCGAAACTCGCCGGCCGCGGCGTGGCGATCGACACCCTGATCGATGATCGCGCGGCACTGCCGGCGCGCTTTTCTCAGTAGTTTTACGGATGGGAAATTTACGGATTGGACCAACGCAAAACAAAACCTTGTTGTTGATGAAGAAAATATTTTGCTGGCGCTAGAAAACGTTTTCAGTCGCGCGTTACCTGCAAAAATTTTTCCGGCGAAAAGAACCTAGACCACCCCCACCCCCCTTCGCACTGGCGCCGTGTTTAACACTGTCACGAATACGCGCCAGGGTGGACCAACCGCCACGGTGCGCGCATGGTACCGCGTGCCACACTCTGATCAGCGCGATCGTTTCTGGTTGTTGTTTGGATAGCGCACCCCGGTGGCCACCGTCTGCATACCTGGTGCGTGCTGGCGTTTGTTTGCTTGCTGGTCGATCGGTTGCTCGAGCTGTGCGCCGGCGCGCGTATACGTCAGCAAAACCTCATGCGCGTCTGCCAGCTCACGCACCGATCGAATGCCGTTAGGTGAGATCGTAACGGTAGAGAAAATAAGATCCCGATCGACCACCGGATTGAAAGGAAAGCTGATCTCCTGGCCTGGTGAATAGGTGCCGAGGTAGCGTGCAGCTGCGGCCACCTCGCCGGCGTAACGCCACCACACCTCAACGCGCACTGGCCGCACCCGGTTGGTGGGATACCACGGCCGATTGGCCTGAATGCGCCCCACCAGGTTGTTGCCTCCACTGTTGCGCGCGATCAGTGTCATGTTGTAAACACCTCCGCATAACCGCACACCCCCACGTCAGGATCGCCGGCCGCATAGTCACGAATAAAAGAGAAGCGCAATAGGGTGCCTGGTCCTGGTGTGACAGTGCCGGCCGCAACAATACCGCTCGCATCACTGACCACGTTGGCCAGTGCCGCCTGGTTGGTCACATCAAACACCCGCACTGTTTGCAACGGGCACATGGTGGTGGTGCCATCGTCATTATCGATCTTCACCTCGAATGCGGCGTAATTACTGGCCATCAGATCTCCTCACTTCCAATCCGCAAAACGATCGTGTCAGCTGTATAGCTGATTTCCGGCAGTGTCACATCCCAGGGCAAACGGTTGCGCGCTGGTCCGTTGGGATCATCAGGATCAAAACCTCCGGTGCCTGGTGGTGTCGGATCTACTGGTGGTCCAACGGTAAGCAACTCGAGCCTTTCGTAATATTCCAGTGGATAAGCTTGTGCGGAGATCTCCACCGTCAGATCCGATTGCCTGGTGATCGATCGAATGCGGAAATAATCAAACGGTTCGAAGCCTTGCGCCTCGCGCGCGGCATTGATCTGGTCCAACTTGTCAGATTCAACCTTGATTAGTTTGTACTTGTGCAGCTCCACGGCCTCGAGATACCAGGAAATAAAATTCACCCGCAAATTGTTTTTCAAGCCACCCTCGTCAAACTCACCCAGATCCAATAAGAGGTTGCCCAGGCGCCCGGCCTCCCCGATCGTGGTCACTCCAAAGGCACTGAACGGCCTTTCTACTGCCCGCCTCGAGGTGTCACCAAACGATCGGCCGGCACGCAACTGTTGCTGTACATCTTCAAAAGTAAGCGGGATCTGCTGGTGCTGTTGGGTGGCATCGTCAAACGTTAAAACGATCCGGTTGCAGAGATCCGCATCACCCTGCATAGAAAACGTGAGGGTGCTTTTGCCACCCTCCGTTTCTGGTTGGTCCAGGCAAATGTTCCGGTGATCACCGCGATCGGTGAACGTGGCGATCTCATCATCCTGGCAATCGCTCATGAACTCCTGCGAGCCACCGAAACCGTTAAGCACGCCATCACGGCCAACCGTTGGTAACACGGCCAACCATGCGGCAAAACCGGCCGGTTCCGGTTCGCGCCGCAAATAGGCCCGGTAGCAGTCAGTCACAAATTCTTCATCCGTGCGCGCGCGCGCCGTGTATTCCGAGGTGTGAAACAGATCAAACATGCGATCCTGGCACTCTGCTAGTAGCGCCTCATTGTCACCGCGCGCGGCCTCGAGCGCATTGATCCAGGTGCTGGCCTCGCTGCCCGTTGCCTGGCGCGCCAGACAACCCCAAAACGCCCGATCAGTAAAGATCCGTGAACTAAAGATTTCCTCCGCACGCCGCAACGGCACCACCCGCAAAAAACCGCGGTGCGGAAACGGCAGACCAATGCGGCCGGCCTGGCATATGTCGGCAATCTGTTGCTGTGCCGTGCGATCGATTAGCTCCGCATTGAATTGCGATCGTGGTCCGGTGGTGTCGTTTCCGTCTTTGTCTTTTTGCGCAACCGTTTCTTTCAACCACGCCTCGAGGATCAGAAAATCCACCAGGTTGACGCGCGCCACGTCCAACCCGTAACCCCACCGCTTATTGCGCAAACAATGAAGCAACCACCAACCCCGCTCAGTGGTGTATTGCTCGCTGAAGTTTTCCTGATCACGGTAGATACGCACATTGTTAAGCCCTTCTATGTCCACCTCGCCGCGGAGATCTTCAGCGCCGGCGCTGGTAAAGTCACCTTGCGCAACACCCATAAACAAACTGGTGCCGCTATAGTTGAGAATGTTCGGTGAAAATGAGGTTTGCCCCTGGCGCTTTTCGCCCTTGCGATAATTGTAATGCTGCGGTCCGATCGTTACGCCGTTGATCTTGCCGGCGTTGATCGCCTGGATCGATCCCTCACTGCAAGCAAATAAACATTTCACCGATCCTTCATCCGGGTGGTTGGTGTTTGGCTCAACCACAAACGCCAGGAGATCGAGATCACTAACATGCCGGAAACCGGCGATCACTCTTAACGGCCGCTTGAGGTTGTTTTCGTTGCCGCGTGAGGTAACAGTTATGTTTGGTCCTTTGGTTTCGTGCACCACGTGCGATTCAGCCACCGTGTCAAATGCCAGGTAACTTTTCGAGTCACCCAGGCGCGCGCTGCAAACGGCCGGCGTGTTGCGTGGACAATGCGTGTAAGGCAATCCAGTGCCGGGATCCAGGTTGCCAAACGCCGGCGCTACGCCGGCATCCCCAACACTCACCCTCGAGGTGGCCAACCCGGCGCCCACGTCCATGATCGCCACCCCCAGGTAAAGTGGATAAACCGGCGCCGGCGTGATCATATCGGTGGCGATCTCCGTGCCGCCTTTGTAGAAATGAAACACCCCACCACGTAAATGGATCTCGAAAGTATCGCCGGTGGTCCAGGTGGCCGCGGCCGGCCGCGAATAGACCAACCCCGCACGTGCAGTGATCGATCCGTCGGGATTAGCTTGCAGGATCGCGGCATAGTTTTCGTTGCCGTTCACCGGATCCGCGATCGTCCAAAACCCGAACGCCGCATAAGCGCCGGCGAACGTAGCGCGCATCATTGCGTCACCACTGGCCACTGGTGAGCTGTGCGAGGCGCCGCAATTCCAGGCAGTGCCACCACTGGTTTTCAGAAACTCACCACCGGCACCCGCGGTGCCGTTGGCATTGTTGATCCAGGTGGGCACCACGCCGGCCAGCACCGCACCCAGGTGCCGGTTGTAGGGACAATCGCCTTCGTCGATCTCCGCTTGTGTGGCGAGCAACCCACCAAACACAGCCTGGCACCCGGTAAAAAACGCGCGCGATGGTAAAGGCAAATTGCTGGATCTAAAGCCGGCCTCTGCCTCCGTCACCAGGCGATCGCCGCCGATCGCTTTTGGTGGTTGCAGGTGCCCCCACCATTCAGACAAAAACAGATCCACATCAGGAAAATAATAAAAGACCTCCACCCGCACGCCGGCGCCATGCGTCAAGATCAGGCGCGTGATCTCATTGTCAGCATCCCAAAAATCAAGCGAGATCGTATCGTCACCGATCCCCACATCATGCGGCGTTTGCAAAAACACCCCGGTGCCTAAACGTAGTTCAATTGGACCATCTAATTGATCCAGGATCGTGTTGCTCTCGAGTAGATCCGCGGCCATGCGGGTGGCGTAGTAGATTGGACCATCAGGCGCCGGCCACTCGATCAAAACCAGCTCCGCAACGCGCGGTGAGGTGCCCACCGCTTGCAACGCACGCAAGCCGGTGATCTTGGTGGCCTGTTCGGGATCGATCGGGATCATGTAAGCGCCTCGAGAATTGCCCCCCAAAGATTGGCCGCACTGGTCAACCCACCATTGGTGGTCACGTGGACCCCATCACTGCTAACGGCCGGATTGGTGCAATCCAACCCGCTGAGATCTGGTCCGGTGAGAATATGCCCGGTGCCCCACGCCGCGCCGATCGCGTTATTGATCGCCGCTTGCTGCGGTTCCGTTGCTCTCGAGTCAATATGCTGCAACTTGCAGGGAATTAACGGCACGCCCAGATCAGCAAATAAAGCATTGGCCAGCGTGTTTAGATGGGTGCTGTAATTCACTTGTGCCATGCCCGCCGCCATATCCGTTTCACCCTGCCACCATAAAACCGCTTTGCATCCTCCAACCTGCAACGCGCGATAGACCAACGATCCATAAAGTGTCGCCCGGTCCTGGTGATTGGCACCCGGCAAATGTTGCGTGATCGAAGTCGATCCCAGGCACGCCGGCACCACTGCGAACGGCACCCCTTTGTTTGTCAAATAGCGCGTGGCCACCAGTGGCCAGACTGAACCAAACGCCGGCGAGCTGGCCGGATCTTCATTTGACACCACATCGATCTGGTTGAAATTGGTGTCCACCCAATCTTTCATTTCGGTCCACCGGTAAGCATTGTTGAAAACGGCCGCTTTCAACGATCCGCTGGCCGTGTAGGTTTGCAGTGAGCCACCGCGGCCAGACGGATTAGATTGCCCGGCCAGGATAAACACGTCACCCACCATAACGTTGCCCACCGTGGTTGTTTTTGTGAGATCACTTTTCGCGCGCACCGTCAACGTGCCGGTGCCTGGTGTCAACCCGGACAACACCCCACTGAATGGACCAGGCACCGCGCGCGCCACGATCGTTTGATAGGCGCCACCGTTAAAGCTTGCTTCTATGTCGCCGGTTATGTCACTCCACCCGCTGATCGCGATCGCGCCGGTGGCGCCACTGCGTTGAAAGCATTGAAAAGGTTGTGGCGAGCTGAGAAAGAAATATTTTTTGCGTAGTGCCGCGATCAATGAATCCAATTCAGTGCTGGTCAAGCTGCGGTTGTAGCCGATCAGCACGCCCAGGTAACCGTTGGCCGCGGCCGTGTTGCCGGCGCCCACTGATATTTTTTTGGCAGTATTAAAAGTGGCATCACCAAACGCGAAGGATGTTTCTGGACCACCATTCACCCGCAAGTAAGTGTTACCACCACCATGCCGTTGCGTGAAAATGTATGGCGTATTCAGAATGATCTCCTGTTCGGTGAACTTATCCACGCCGGAATAATTGTCACCCTGAATCAAATATCTGCCGGAATTGCTGCGCATGGTCATGCCCATGTTGCCGTCGCTCTCCTCCTGCAAAATCGCGTGATTGGCATAACTAACCGCGGCCGTGGTGGTGATCGCCAGTGGTTTGAAAACCACGATCAGGGTGTAGGCACTTTGCGTGAGAATATTATTGATCGTCTTTGCCGTTAGCATCCGATCATCAACGCCATCAAATAACACCGCGGCCTTATCCGCGAAGATCGCAGTTTTAAAAAGCGGTTGGTAGCCGCTGGTTGCTTGCGAAAGACTCGCGGCGTTGGTGGATTGGTCCGGCCAGGCACTCACCGGATCATTGTTCGCCAGCGCCAGCGCGCCGGCCTCGAGCCATAACATCAGCCCGGCGATCGTATCCGGCCGCACATCGGTGCTGGCGCTCACCTCATTGGAATATTCAGACGCACCCCAGGCATTACTGGCCATCATGCGGTAAAAATATTCAGTGGCCGGCGTCAAACCAGAATCAGAATAGGGAAAAGTGTCAACGTTATTTGCTACCACCGCATAAACCCCGCCTGGTCCAGTTTTGCGTTCGATCTTATAGACCGCCCCCACCACCGGATCCGCAAGATCTAAAACGATCTCGGTGGCCGATAGTGCGCCAGGTGCAGTCAACACCGGCGTGGCCGGCGCCTCACCGGCACCCCCGGCAAAATCGATCGCGCGCGCCAGCATGTTGACCGGCACCCCACCGATCACCCGCAAGATCGGCATGTAATCACCTGGCAACACTGGACCAGACAACGGCCACTCTGACATTTTTTCGTCTAGTTCTTCAGTCATGTTTGTTTCACCTCTTAAACCTGGCCGGCGCGCCAGTGACAGGTGGCAAACGCCGCTCGATCAATTCCAACCCGGTGCCGTAAATCTGTGCGCATAAGATCTCGTAACTCAATCGATCCTCAACAAAGTTTGCCGCGTACTGTTGCCGGGTGCCCGTTTCTGGATCCTCCACCTCGATCCAAAATGGTTGATCGCCGCGCGCTTTACTGTTGCGGAAAAATTGCCAGAGATATGCGGCGCGCGTGGCCGCACGCTCGAGGATGATCCGGCCGCCATGCTCGTTGAGTACATAGCCACCGGCCGCGGCCTCGAGCAAAACAAATCCTGGCGCTTGTATGTCATTCACGATCAAACCCCCCTGATAATCACCCGGCAACACGTCAACCCGAATGGTCCAACTGCGGCGCCCTTCGGCCAATCCCAAATTTTTGCTGAGTAAGAAACCATCACCTAGATCAGCGCTGGCAATGGTCCAGGTGCCGGCCACCTCCGTGAATAGAAAACCAGTGGTGTTGAGTGTCGGGAATTCATAAGCCGCGGATCGATCGTAGCTCAACACCACCGTGCGGCCACTCAACACAAACAATCCCGCGGCGCCGGTCAGACGGTTGCGCCGCATGCCGGTGGCCACGCCGGTGAGTGTGAACGCGCGCGCGCTGGCCTCCAACTGCCGGTGGGATAGGAAACCGGCGATCGATCCAGTGACTACAAACGATCTCGAGCTGGCCACCAACCGTTTGCCACTTGGAAACGTGATCGCCTGGCCGGTCAGTGCAAACGATCCGGTCTGTGCCGTGAGGCGCCGGCCACGCAAAAAACTGGTGGCCACGCCGGTGAGCGCAAACGATCCGTGATTGCAGACAAACACCCTCGAGCGCAAAAAGCCGGTGGCCTGGCCACTGACCACAAACGATCCAGTGCCGGCCACCAACCGTTTGCCACTTGGAAACGTGATCGCCTGGCCGCTGAGTACAAACGATCCTGGTTGTGCCGTGAGGCGCCGGCCACGCAAAAGGTTTTGCGCCACGCCGGTGAGCGCAAACGATCCGGTGCCGGCAGTCAGTACATGCGCCGTTGGTGCCGGTGTTGCCAGGATCGAATATTGCGAAACCGGCGCCACCAGTTTTTTGATCTTGTACGTGCCAACCTGGTCCTGGTCGATCCAGAAACCGGTTGGTGCCACACTGCCACTGTAGGAAAAGCTGGTATTGGATCCGGTGAGAGTAAACGCGCCGGCGCCGGCATCCAGTACATATGCCGCCGCGGTTGGTGGTGCGATGATCGCTTGTTGGACCACCGGCGCCACCAGTTTTTTGATCTTGAACGTGCCAACCTGATCCTGGTCGATCCAGAAACCGGTTGGTGCCACACTGCCACTATAAGAAAAATCGCAGCTCGATCCGGTGAGGGTGAAAGCGCCGGCGCCGGCATCCAACCGTTTGCCACTTGGAAACGTGATCTCCTGGCCGGTTGCCGTAAAAGATCCATAATCAACCGTCAGTGTGAGCGCACGCGGTGCACTGTTGAATAATAAAAGCAGTGACATTCTTTAGCCGCACCCTAGACACAGAAGATCACTTTGTAACAACCAAAGCACCTCGCCACGGCCGGCCGCACCATTGCCCCCGGCCTGGTCTGAAGTAGTGCCGGCGCGCCCACCACTGCCAGCGCCACCCGCGGCCGTGCCCGCATTGCCGCCCTGGTTGCCGCTGGTCCGGCCGGCCGCACCATCACCACCTCCGATCGCGCCTCCGGTTCCTTGCGTGGCACCGCTTGCAGATCCCCCACCGGCCGTGGTGCCGGCGCCACCACCACCACCGCCCGAGGTGCCCGTTACCGGTGCATTGCCGCCAGACCCACCCGCGCGCACCACATCACCAACCCCACCGGTGGTGGATCCCGTTGCGCCGGTGCCGGTGCTGGTTGTAGTGGCCGCGCCTGGTCCACCTTTCGCCACGATCGTCGTGCTGTCCCAGGTTGAATCGTTGCCGTTTACGGTTGCGGTAGTTGATCCGGTACTGGCCTGGCCCACCGCAATGGTGTGCGTGCTGTTTGCGGTGATCGTGATCCGTGACTCCGCGAATTGGCCACCGGCGCCACCACCACCGGCAGACGGATTGCCGGTAGCCCCACCACCGGCGCCGCCACCACCCCACAACCGCACGATCAACCTGATACTGGAAACCGGCGCGCCGGTTGGCGAGGTGGTTGGCCAGGTGCTTGAGCTGGTTGTGTAAACCTGAACGCGCATGAAGGATTAAACATTCTCTCTGAAACCAATAAACGTTAGATAGATAGTGCTGCCGCCCGTGCCTATGTCATAAGCGATCGCCGTATTCATGCTGGTGCGCAACGGCAACGGGAATTGGACCACCGCGCCACCTTTAGCCGGCGCCGGGATAGTCGCCAGCACCGCCCCGGCCGCGCCATCACGCAATTGCACAAAATCATTCACGGTGGTGTCGTTGTAAACGATCACCATAACGATCGCATTTCGCTGGACCGCTGAGGCGCCAAACGTGGTGAGGTTGGTGCTGTTGCCGGTGGTGGCCGCAACATGTTCGCTTAAAACCTCCGTCAACCGCACAAACGGCCGCACAAGTTGCACCTGGATCCCGCTGCCTATGTCCTCAGTCGCCACCACGTTTCCGGTCCCTGGTAGCGTTACATCGTCAGCCATTGCCGTTCACCTCCGTTTGTTTACATCGCCACCGCGATCAACTCACCCACGCCACCACCACCCCCGCCACCCTCGCCGGTCACTGTCACACTAACGTCAGCTGTGACCACATCACCTTGCTGGTCCGTGCCGGTGTAACGGAAAACATAAACCCCGGCCACCGTTAGCCCGCTTATGTCTGGTCTGATCGTGTCGCCATAAGTAATCACCGCGCTGGTTGGTCCACTGATCTGTGACCAGGCATGCGTCAGTGGTCCAACTATGTCTCGAGCGCCGGCCGCGACACCCCCGTTAAAGTCTGGGAAATAGCCAGAAGCTGAAGCCGTGTAACCGCAAATGCCTTCTGGATCCAGTGGCACCACAAAAAGGCGCGTTGAGGTTGAGCTATCCGGTAAAACATGATCGACACATTGCGACACCCCAGGGATCGTGTTATGCCCGGCGCTTGGTTGTGTCTCATCAGTGTGCCGGATATACATAATCGCTTTGCGCACCGCGCCCGCTGAATCGGTGATCGTATCTGTTATGGACCAGACGCCGGCGCTCAACCCCGAAACCGAAAAGGAAATATGATTTCCGGTCGATCCACTTGGCGTGATCGTTGGCGCGCTTTTGTCTTTTGGTTTGGTGGCCGTTAGCGCATGCGTGAGACTGCGCCCCGCTTTTGAGTAAGCATAGATCCCCCCGTTTAGCGTGCTACTGGTGGTGTAGTACTGACTCATTTCTTCAGCCGGTGGATCGCCATATCCGATCGCCCCGGTTGGTGGGAAAACACCATCACCCACCGTGATCAAAACTGATCCGTTGCCCTGCAATCCAAGCGAGTCAACCGCATAAAAAACGATCTTGTATATGCCTGGTTCCAACCCGCACAGTTTGGTGCTTAGGGCGGTTTTGTCGGTAAACACCGGTTGCACACAGTGTCGCGGATTGTTGACTAGCGCGAATTCTTTTAACACCCACCGATAGACCACCGGCGTGTTGCTCGAGGAGACTAGCGCACTCAATAGCGCCTGATTGATCCCCCCGGTCAACGTTATGTTGGCCGGCATCGTCACCACCGGTGGCGTACTTAATGCACTGGCGCTCGCCAGGTAGTGACCATAAGCCCGGCCGCTGGTCCGATAGCACTGGCCAAAACTTTTCCAATTCGCGGTGTTATCGGCCAGGCACTTTAGACCGTCACCAGTGCCACCGGCGTTTTCGCCCACCTCCGCAAATGAGGCATTCATCATTTCTAGCAGAGTGTTTTTGTACCAGGGATCACCCCCCATTTCCCACGCCCACCCAAACGTGGACAACGCCAACGGATTGGCCTCGCGGTTTAACTTGGCCGAATTGGAATAAGGAATATTGTCCATGACATAAGAGTCGGCACCGTGCTGAAAGGCAAACGGATTTAGCCGGTTGCCGCCCTCATTGAAATACCAGAGCGCGCGGTGCCGGCAACTGGTGTTGTTGGGGATCACGTTGGTGTTGTAGGCGATATGTCCGATCGCCGCGGCCGATCGCAACACGCACCGGCGCGCCGCGTTGCGCGCCGCGGTGGATAGCGCCGCCGTGCGCCAACAATAGCCAAGCGCATCAGCTGTCAGACCCTGGATAAATGGTTGCGCTGGTCCAGTGCAGAATTCGCCGGCGATCGTTTGGAAGTAAGGATAGTCACCATCACCGGTGGAATTGCTGCCGCCAATATCCAACCAGAAACCAGAGGGAAATTGATCATCAGTAATAAACCCCGGCACATCGAGGTTGAGCTGATCGCGCCAGTAGCCTTTGCGGCCGCTTGCTAGTGAACCATCAACCGTGGTGGACCCATTCAAACTGGTGGTGGTGCCGTTGGACCGCGGAAAACTATCCGGTGCGGCCAGCACAAACCAGCTGGTAAAAAGGATCATGTATGCCTTTTCGCGCACATAGGTGAAATTGTTATTGCCCCCGCGATAATTGCTGATCCATGCCGGATAAAAATCAGTCAGGTATTTATCCAGGAGATCCCAAACACCGTTGTGGCCGGCCACCCCCAGGAGCGCCCACCCGGAAAACTGAAAATTGCGCGGTGGCAAAACTGGTGCGCTGTCGCTCGTTGAAAAATCGTACCAACCGCGATTGCGACCCAACCACATCAGCCCGGCAAATACTGATTCACTGCCCTGGATCGCTCCTCGCAAAAAACGCGGATCCCCACTGCGAAAGTAAACTTGCCACAACGCCATTGGCGAGTCGTAATACATCAGCTGATTTCCGATCACGTAATCGGTCAACGGATCGTAAATTCCACCCACCCCGGAAACGTTCGTGGTAAGCACCACCCCGGTCTGGTTGCTACTGGACCAACTCGAGGTGAGCGTGATCAGCGTGTCAGAATCAACACTGGCAATAGTGCCCGCATCGATCCCGTTGATCGCAATATGGTTGAGGGGATAGGGATTGTTTGCCGCTACCTGTTCGCGGAATTTTGTGCCGGTGCCGGTCAGCACTGAAGATCCGTTATTGATCGATCCGGTGCCTAACAATTTGCATGGTGCAACTACGGGATACTTGGTGATCAGTGTCAGCCCCTGCGATTCAACCGTGGTGCTGTACCAGGGAAACGGGATCGTGTTTTTTTCCGGTTGTGGTCCAAGTAAGTTTGCCCAGGTGCTGTCAGGAAAATGGACCATGCCATCAGCTGCGCTGGTGGTAGTCACCTCCACCGTTGGCGAGTCGCCAGAATCGGATCCGTCATTGGCCACGATCCGGTAACAATAGGTTGTGTTGGCCGATAACCCGGTGTCCTGATAGTCGGCATTTGTCAGACCAGACGCGATCACCGTGGTGGGTGTCGTGCCGGCGCCGGTCGATCGCTTTACTTTGTAGGTGCCCCCGGTCCATTGCCGGCCGGTGTTGGGATCTGTGTAAATCCAGAATAAGCCGATCGAGGTGTGCGGGTTAGGCGCCAACGGGTGCCCGCGCGGTGTGTTGGTTGGTGTTGCTGGTGGCATTGCTTAAAGCGTGCCGGCGCCAAAATCGTCAAGCCGGTGCGAGGTGCTGTCAAAGAATTGCACGCCCACCTTTCCCGCGGCGCTGTAGGTTGAATCACTGCGCGTGCCGATCAAGGTCCAACTACCGGCCGGCGCTTTGTAATACACATCAATGGTGGATCCGATCATGCGCACGCCAAGACTCGCGCCGTTGGCCATCGTTTGCGCGATCGTGGCGCCCAACTGCGTGTAGGCCCAATTTGTCATTTTATAAACGTAGATATTTCCGTCCGTGTAAGCCAGGATTGCATAGCCATCAACCGCGCCACTGCCAACCGAAACCATGCGCCAGTAAAGCCTGATCGGTGCGGTAGAATTTGATCGCGTGGCGTAGATGTCCAGATCTGGACCAAAATCCGCGGCGTTCCAATACATCGAAGCGCCATCACCGGCCGGCGCCGCCTGGTTGCTGTTGACGGAAAACCCAACCGTGCCGCCATCAATGCCGGTGGTCCAATTGCTCGAGGGTGGTGGTCCTTCATTCGCGCGGTTGAAATTGTCAATGATCGGCGCCTCCGTGAATGCCGGTGGTCCTTCCGGTGCCTCGCCAGGGATCGCAAAAAATCCGGCGCGCCCTGGTCTGATCGCTTTCACTGTTTTGATCTCAAACATTTTTTTACTTCAGCTCGGGCAAGATCCCTTTTTCAAAATCGTCTAACCGTTGCTCGATCGGATAACACGCGGTGCAGGTTGGACCACAAAACGGACCATTGCATTTGAAACACCAACCACGCACCCGGCCGCTACCTTTGATCGCGATCCAGTGCCGCCCACAGTGAACGCATTTGATCGTGTCAGCCACGCACACCCCATCGACCAGGATCACCCCACCGGCGCGCCGATCAGCTCGAGGCGCGCCAGGCAAATACAACCCACCGTGATCTGTTAATGGTGGTTGGTCCAACGTGGCGATCACTCTTGCCAGAACATTTGTGCGCGCGTGTTGAAACCGCTCGGTGCCACCGCGGCACATAACAACCCGGCGCCGTTATCCGCGGCCGGTAAATAGATCTCACCGTCCGGGTAAGCCATCCACTGCGGTGAAGATCTTTGATTGAACGCAAACGCCAGCTGATCAGATCCGCTGGTGTAGGTTGGTTCGCTGGTGTGCGCCATGCGAAACGTGCAAAGCGCCGCGCGTGGATCTGCCGGATCCACCGCTGCCGGCGTAAAGGTTGAGCCACCCGATCCGGCCGTGGTGGTGCGGCGTAGCACCAGCTCGGCCACGTTATCATCCGGTGAACTTGGCGAAGATAGCCAGAGGTGATAGATCCGCGCGCGCACCCCGGTGGTGCCTCGCAACTCCACTTGTGTTTTGTTGGCCGCGGCCGCGGCCGTGCCGTTGGCGCTATAACGTGACATTTTTTAACCCTCCAAAACTCAGCTGAGTTTTCTTTTATTCGCTGGCCGGTTCGTCAGCTGGTGCCGGCGCCGCTTGCACCACCAGACCAGGGATCCGATCGATCAGCGTGTCTTGCACAAACTGCCCGGCGTTCCACCTGGCCACCGCATCAGCCGGCGTGTTGGCGCGCGCGGAATAAGATCGCCGCGCCACTTTTTGTTTGACGCCATCGATCACAATTTCGGCGCCGCGTAATTCATCCGGCACCAGGTAAGGTGGGCAGTGGATACAACCCACCTCGAAAACGGCCGGCACCTCCACGCCGGCGTTTTCATAAGCCGGCGTTTTCACCATCCCCAACGGTGGCGCCTGGCACTGTTGGCAAACCTCCGCGCCTTCACTGATCGCCGCGGCCAGCTCCGCGCCAAGCTCTTTGACCTTTTGCGCCGCGGCCGCCAGATCCTTTTGTGAGCTGTTACCGTCTTGAGCCAACGCCGCGTAACTTTCCGCGGCCGTTTGCCGTTCCGTCATGATCTCCTCGTAATCTCTCATTGGTTTTTCATTCCTTCCTATCTCTCGCTGGCGTTTCGGCCTCGAGCTGTGCGGTTGTGTGCGATCGGGTGCCCGGTGCGTTACAGGGCAAATGCGCGCCGGCAAACCGTAAAACCTCCAACTGCTATCAATTCCTATCAACCGTTGACACTGTTACGCGATCTGTAGCAACCCGTTGGTGCCATCAAAATCGATCGTAAAGGTTTCACCGTTCGCTAACGTCACATCAGATCCATAGTCAAACCAGCACACCAGTTCATCGTTGGTGGCCGTTTCGTTGTAGATCCCTACCATGCGAAACGTGGCCACGGCACCGCTGGCGGTAAGTACCAGATCGGTGAGGATCAATTTGTAGGTGCCGCCAGTTTGTGCGCTCGAGCTGGTAGCGATCACGCGCGTGCTTAAATTTGTATAGGAGATCTGGGTGATGTTTGATAGTTGAGTGTTGCCGGCCACCGGCGTGTTGGCGTTGGTGGTCAAAAACACCGTCAACACATCAGCACCCAGGTTGTGGATCTTTTCCGCGATCGCCTCCACAAAACTATTGAACTTGTTATACGTTGCCATTGCTCCTCCTCAATTCGATCGGTGTAGGTGAAACGGTGCCGATCTGGCGCCGCTCTCTCAGCTGCAACCCGGTGCCGTAAACCTTTGCACAAAACACTTCATAACTAAGCCGGTGATCGGTGAAGCTGGCCAGGTAGTTTTGGCGCGTGCCCGTTTCTGGATCCTCCACCTCGATCCAAAAAACTTCATCGTCTGCCTGTTTGCGCGCGCGAAAAAATTGCCAGAGATACGCCGCGCGCGTTTTTGTTTCCACCAACGGAATTGGATAAGTATCCGGCAACGCATCAATGCGCATGGACCACGATCGGGTGCCCGCTGGTGCACCCACCAGTGCCGCGGCCTGGTAGCCGGCGCCAAAATCAGCTTTCAATACAGACCAATCGCCGGCGATCTCGGTGAACAAAAATCCTTCAGTGTTGAGCGTGGCGATCGTCATAACTGTTTATGCCAGGCGCTGGCGTTGCGACACCAACCGGATCAAACCCGCGTCATGGTCCATAGCCCGCACCAACCCGCGCGCGCCTCGCATCACCACCTGGTTGGCCGGCATCGCGTTGAGGTGTTGCACGGCCGCGCGGAGCTCGGCCGCGGCCAGGGCAATCGATCCCATTTCGCCGGCGCTTTGCGCGTGCGGTGTTATGTAACCGTTGCGCGTTGGCGTGAAGATCTCCCAACCATCCTCACCCACCACATAACGGCCACCGGCATACACTGGACCACCACGCGCGCGCGGAAACGGCAACGTGCCCGGCAACAAACTGATCGGATCAACCCCGCGGTTCGCTGGTAGGGAATTACTGATCGGTGCCCCGCGCCGGAAAACCCCACCACTGGCGAAACCACCCGCGGCGCCGGTGATTGCGCCGGCGTAGTCGCCGGCGATCGCGGAGCTGGCGATCCCCGCGGCCGCGGAAAGGATTGGACCAACCACCGGAATGAAATTAAGAAACGGTGCGGCCACCCCCAGGATCTTGGAAAACAACCCGCGCTTTTTTCCCACCTGTTGCGTTGGCGCCATGCCGGCGATCTGGCCGATCGCGCCGGCCATCTTTGAAATGAAACTGACACCCACCACCAATTGTTTGCGCGCGGCCTCCTGATAATTGTCGGTCAGCTGGATCGCCGTTTGCGCGTGCACCGCTTCAGCTCGAGACAACCCCTGCACCGCGCGCGGCACGATTCGCCCCATCTTTACCAATTGCTCCTGGCGCTTGTGGTCCACCTCGATCAGATCCTTTGTGGCATAGGTTGTTTCCGCGATCGCCGCGCCTAGATCCACGATCTGTTCCTGCGCCTCACCCTGATCCCAACCGCCACCGGTGCCGGCGCCACCATATGAGCCAACCACCACCACCGGCACCGCGCCTTTGCCGAAAATTGAACGTGCCCCGCCGATCGTGTCTGGTATGTCAGTGCCGGCACTCCACGCGCCGGCGCCCGGTAGGTGAGCGCCACCGCTGATCGCGGCCAGCTGCTGTTTGAATGTATTGGACCAGACGCCAAGCGCCGTTTGTCCACCACCACCGATCGTGGATCCTGGTACGCTGGTCCAACGTTTACGCGCGGCGCCGATCATGCCCCCCAGGTTGCCGCTTAACATGGCCGGCAACCCACCGGATTGGATCATCAGCGCCAGCGCCACCATTTGTTGAGACTGCACGCTAAAGTCAGTCAACCCCAACATTGGCGCGAATTCATCCCAGGTGCTTTTGGTGATCTGATAATTGCCGCTCGCTGTGCTCGAGCGCCATTTATTTTTTTGCTTGTCGAAGTAACGATAGGGTTTGATCCCCAACGCGGCCGCGTGCGCCGGCGTGGCAAACGGGTGCATGGAAAGATCGGCCACGTCTTTGTTGGTGCCAACGATCCGGCCTGGCCGGCCACCCTCATGGATCCTGATCGTTTCCAGTAGCGCCTGGACCTGCGGCATGCCCATCAATGACTCGAGCTGGCCGCGTGCCATCCCTGGTCCAATGCCGCCAAGCAACCCACCTTTGATCATGCCAAACACCTGGCCGTGGATCGCCGGCATCACTGACTCAACCCCCAACGGGATCCCCAACCCTATGCCCTGGCCGATCGGCACCCCGATCTCTAGCTTCGCTACTTCAGACGGTGATTTCGCATCCCACCAGTTTTTAAAACCGGTCACCACGTAATCGCTTAGATCGCTGATCGATTCGCCAACGGTTTTTAAAACCGGATTGCTACTCAACCCCTCCGCAAACCCACTGCTAACATTGATCCCGGCCTGGATCCCGGTCTTGGTGAGATCGATCAATTTTTTGGCAGTCTGGTCCACAAACTCGGTAAACCCTTTGGCGCCCTCGCTGGCCATCACCCGGTTGAACTCGCCCCACATTTCGTTGATCGTTTTGCTTACCGTTTGCGTGGCCTCCATTGATCGCATTTGAATCAATGTCTGACCGCGTTCGGCCTGGCGCTCCGCATCCGTCAGCTGTTTGGCGAAACCGCCCTTTTCTCTCAGGATGCCTTCAGAGATCAGGCGCGCGGCCACATCACCACGCAACCGGCCGGCCTTCTGTAACTCCTCGATCCGCTTTTCACTCAGCCCGGTGGCCTGGCTCAATAGCCGGCGTGCATCGATCCCCAACTTAAAAAGCTTGCGCAATTCAGTGCTGGCGATCTCGCCCTTTTCAGCCATTAGCCCTAGCGCTTCGGCCACTTTGGTGATCGTCTCTGCCTCGCCGCCAAAATCGGCCGCTTGCTCCGTGGCCGCGCGCAAAATCTTATTGGTCAGCTCGAGGTTGCCGGTTAGGTCCTGGACCTTTTCCGAGGTGTCCAACACCCAACCAAAATCTTGCCCCGCATCAATGGAAAGTTTTTTCAGATCCTCGAGGTATTTGATCGCTTGCTGTTCACTGCCGGTGAAGGTTTTGAATTCGATGATCGTTTTGCGCACTTCTTTATTGAGATCGATCCCTTGCTTAATGATCGGCACGATCACACCGCTTACTTTGCTAACGGCCGTGTCCACCGCACTGCCGATCATGCTGCCCACCGCGGTGCCAATCCCTGGCGCCACTGCGGTGCCGATAATCGATCCCAACGTTTGCCCCAATGAATCGAAAGAAGCCGTGATCACACTGGTGGCACTGGCCGAAAAGTTTGATCCAAACTTCATTCCGGCTTCTTTGCCTTTTAATGAGGCGTCGATCTGTGGTCCAAGTTTTTTAAAGCTGGCGCCAACGTTGTCAACGTCTTTTTGAAACGCACGCATGGCCGCGGATCCCTTGCTTGAATCCACGGCCAATTCTGTGCGGAGTCGGTATGCTTCGATCTGGCGTGCCATTGCTTTTTAGTCTTGCCGGTGTGCCATCACGCGCGCGGCATATGCGGCCAACATTTTGTGGATCCAGGTGGTGTCACTTTGCAAAATCTGATCGGGCATCATATGTAACGCAAATGCGAGATCGATCAGCTCCTGGCCCTCGAACGGTAAACCCTGGCGCACTGGTTGGCCGGCCGTGCGATACCACTTGATCAGCGCGTCCAGGTTTAATCGTTTCCCACGCGATCATCCACGATCGTTTTGTGGATCTGACTCAAAAACTTTGTATCCAACGATCCAAAAAATTCCACGCTTGGTTTCACCGGTTGATCGCCATCGACCAGATCCGGCAACTCGATCACCGATTCAGCCAACCAGGCGATCAACACCTCGCGGTGGTTGCCCTCTTTGATCCCTTCGGTCATGCGCTTTTCTAATTCGTCAGCTTCGATCATGGTGATCCCGCGATAGACCACGCGCATGGTTTCTGTTTCCTTGTGGCCGTTTTCCTCAAATTCCAATTGCACGCGCACCGTGTGTTTGTTGCCGCTTTGCAATCGCTTGAGATCTATCTTTTTACTCATTGGATCTTTTCCTTTGGTCCATAAACCGGCACCTGGCGATCACCTGGTTGGTGATCGCCTGGTCCAGCTCGGCAGTGGTGGTTTCAATTTTCGTCAGCGCTGGCGCGCCGGTGGTAGGGTGTAGGGTGGAAGGAAAATTAAGATCTTCGGTTAATACGTACGCATCTCTCCGTAGCCATCACTCTGTTCGTTGCCTGGTTTCAATTGGACCACGCCGGTCAATTCATACATGGCCACCTCATTGGCCGTGCCCCCGGCGCCGCCCGCTTTCATTGAATGCGTGGCCGCGGGTGAAAACGAAACATTGTCGAAACGTGCCCACACTTTCTGATCGGGCACTGCCAGGTTGATCCCATCAAAGATCACCGCACAATTGTCTGGCGTCTCTGAGGCAATGATCACACCCTCGCTCGCTTTGTAACTGTAGCTGAAAACTTTGAATGGTTGCGTCAACCCGGTCACCACCATAAACGTGATCAGCTTTGAGTCACCATCAAAGGTGTAGTTAGTGCCTTCGGTCAGTGTTACCGGCGTGCCGGCGCTATCTTTCAACACCAACGCGGTGATCCCCATATGACTGCCCGGCACTAACACCACATCACCTTGTTCGATCCCGGTGGGCAAATTCACCGGCGTGGACATAGATCCCGCGGCCTCCTGCGAGCTGGTGCCGTGCAGGATCAACGCCAGGTTTTGCGCGGTGCGTTCCTTCAATTGCATCGTTAGCGATCCGGTGCGCCGGATCAACACGTGGAGATCCTGCAAGTTTGGTCCAGTTTTGCCGGTCTTGAAATTGTCTACAAAGTCAGCTGTCTGTGAATACTCAAAAACCGGCACCTCGCCCACATCACGAAAGGTTGTAGGATCGCCGTTGGCATCCAGAAACGCCACCTTTATATCGCCGGCACCAATGAAATATTGTGGAAGCATTGCTAGAGATCTCCTACTGGTAAGCGTTGAACGGTTCGGTCAAAAACTGGACCACGAAACCAACATAAGCCCCGTCCACCTGGTACGTGTCGGGATCCCGGATAATTGCATCCTCCTCCGGCAACGTGTCCACCGCGTTCACTGGTCCAAGTCGGGGATCAATTGCGCCGCTGCCCGGATCCCTGATGATTGCTCGCTTTACATCGGCAATCATTTTGCGCGCGGTGGCCAGGTTGGTTTCCCGCTTGAGAAATATCCGCACCTGCATGGCCAACTGATTGGGAATCGCTTTTTGATCGGCGCTGTCCTTCGCCATTTGATTGACCAGATCAAAAACTCCAAGCGCCGGCAACTCCTCCTCCTGGAAAGCTGGTGGATCCTCGAGGATCAACCCCTCGCCAAGATCGGTTTCGTAACCGTTTGCCGGTGTGATTGCCGCCAACCGGATCTTGATCTCGTCAACGATCTGTTGCCGGATAGAATCAACCATCACTTTTTCAAATACACCGTGGCAATCAAGCCATCCTGATCATCACTGATCCGCTCGAGCTGGTAACTAACACCTTCGATCGTGGCCGTGAATTGCTTTACCAGGCGCCGGTTGAGATCGTTTATCTGTTCCACCAGGCAAAGGAAATGCGGTTGCGGTGCTTCAATGTTGGTGTCGTAAATCGTTACTGCCTCGCTAACCGCGTTCATGATCACCGCGATCGTTTTCGTATAGTCCGGCCCCACCAAAGCGCAATTAACGGCAAAATCATCAGTGTCAAAGAACTCGAGTCGATCCGCTGCACTTTCGATCAGCATTCCTTATTTTTTTGGCGCCTTTTTGCTGCTGGCCTTTTTCGTTTTTTTCACCGGCAAGATCAATTGCTTAACGCGTGCGCCTCGCTTTACTTTTTTTTTAGTTCGGGATCGCGGTTCTCCGGTTCGGGATCTCGCGTTTGCGCCTCGCCGGTCTTTGGTCCACCTTTGCCGCCCACCTCCACCGCGCGCCCGTTAGCCACAAACTGCGGTGCATAGCGTGAGTCAACCTCGCACGTGTCGGTTTCATAGTCTGGACCATAATCCGCGCCGTTGTATGCGGTGTTGCGGATAAACTTCAGCCGCGTGGTTGGTCCCTTTTCGTTTTGTATTTCCACCGGTGGCATTGGTCAACCCTCCTCGAAGAAAAAAAGTGTGCCCGCCTGGTCCAACTTACGGGATCAAGCCGGTGGCCTTGCAGAAACTTTCGCCATGCCGCAATTGCACATCGACCATGATAAAGCTGGTCACTTCGATCATGCCCTGTTTCTTTTTGGCGTAAGGATCTGTGATGATCTCCAACACGCCCCACTCACCGATCATCAATTGCGACCAGACACCAAACACTAGACCATGCTCGTTGGTGCCCACGCCAAGATTTTTCTTCAGCTGGTTGGTAACTTCCGCGCGGTAGCCGTTCACCTCATTGCCGCGCCAGATCGGTTGCGATAGTTCGCCGGCCAGCTCCGGTGTGATCTTGCCTTTGCCTCGAGCCTGCGGCGTGGCCAGGTATGCCATTGTGCCGATGTCGGCATTATCGCTGGCGACCTCCGTTTCCATTGCCACCAACTTTTCATAAGTAACCGATCCCCCAAACGCGACCGAATTAACGCCGGTGGCCGTGTAGATGCCGGTTGGTTGCGGCGCGCCGGTGCCGTGCAGTGCCGCCAGATCAATACCTAGTGCCGTGATCTCTGAAAGATCGTTCATCACCAACCCGTCAACATCGACCGCACTTTGTGCCAGGAGCTGCCGGGAATAACTAGTGGTGCTTTGCGCGGTTTTGGGTGATAAGACAACCTGGTCCAACGTCAGGTTGGACTCGGCCACATCGGATCCCGGATTCTCAGTCACCCACACCAACGTGCCGGCGCCGGTCTGCCGCGGAAACGCCACGTTGCCCTGTAACCCTGGCAACACCGTGGCCCCCAACGCGATCACCAACGCGCGGTTGCGTAGCAGATCAATGAAGGATCCGAATTCAGTAAAAACCAGCTCCTGGCCTTTGGTGCTGGTCTTGGTGTCCAACCCGGCGCGCACTTGCGCCGGCGCGCGGCGTGCTAAGAATTCCGGTCCCCCTCGCAAGGCGATCGTGGTCGGGATCAGAATGCCGCCATGCCGCTGGTGATTGGCCGGCAACCGCTTGGCGATCTCCTCGCTGATCTCCAACTCGAAACTGTTTTCCGATCTTTGCCCCATGCGCACGTTCACATCGGCCAGGATCGCGTTGCGGATCGAAAACTGTTTTTTCTCGCGCTCCGTGAGATCGATCACGTTGCCCTGGACCGTCACCGGTGTTTGGTTGCGCTGTTCGCGTTCGCGCCGCTTGTCAAAAACCATTTGCCGGAATTCTGCCAGTGTCTTGCCGCCGGCGATCGCATCCCGCGCCACTTCCTGCGCGAGCGTTTCGCCAGGTGCATCGATCACCTTTGCCAGATCCATGATCTCGGTTGCGCGCGCAACCTCCGAAACGATCGCCGGTGCGGTTGGTTGCTCTATGTTTGGTTCCATTGTTGCGGCACCTCTTTCCAAATTATTTGTGGTTGGTGTTGCTGTTGGCGTGGTGGGTGTTGCTGGTGGCGTTGGCACTGCGGCCGGGTGGTCACGGCCAACGCCGGCACCCACCACATCAGCCGCGATCGAAACGGTGGAGATCTCTAACGGTTCCCAACGCGTGGCCGTGTAGGTTTCCGTGTCTTTATCAACCGTGTATTCGTGGACCACGTAGCCCACGGATATTTGCGATCGGATCTCGTCTTTCACATCCTGGAATTCGTCAGCACCCGCGCGGCGTTGGGAAAACTTCACGGTAGCCCGGCAAATGCGATCACCATCAGCGCGCGCTGTGCCGCGGACCACCGCACCCACCTGGTTGCGCGTGTTGTGATCGGCCAGGAGCGCGCCCCCGTTGTTGAGGCGCTCCAACATCACTGACCCTGGATCACAACGCAACACCTCAGTGCCGTACCACCGCTCGATCGGTGTCTCTGAGGCAAACGCCACCTGGACCGTGCGCGCCTCCTCATCGATCGCGCGCTGCTGGTCCACGATCACAAACGTGCGATCCTGGCGCTGCCCGATCAACTCTCGAATGATCTCAGCTTCGCTTTTTTGTGTTGTGTTGGTGCGTGGCGTGGTCACGTTCGCGCAAGTTACTTTGCGCGATCGGTTTTTGTGCAGCCTGTTAGAAGCAAAAAATTTTTAGAACTCAGGCGCCGGCCTGGTCCGTGGCATCGGTTGGTTGGTTTTGAGTGTTGTTGGTTGGTGGTTGTGCCCCTGGTGGTCCGGCCGTGAGGGTGATCCCATACTTTGCCGCCAGCTCCGTTTCCGCTTTCAACGTCTGAAAAATCTCCTCGAGATCTTCCCCTTCATCCGCGGCCACCGCGGTGCGCGTGGTGAATGAGCTGTGAACGCGCAACGCATCAGCCTGGCCATCCTGCAACGGATTTACATAACCCCACCCGCGCGGCAACCAGCGCGCATTGATCACCCGATCAATATCACGCGGCAACACCCCCTCGAGCGCCCCGGCCATCAGTGCAGATCTCAACCAGGGCATATAGACCTCGCGGTGTAGATGTTCGATGATCCACTGTTGCCAGGCTTTCCACACCTCGCGCACTTCCATAATGCCGGCGCGAATGCTCGAGAAATTCACCTCGCGCATATCACTGGCAAAGGTTGAATAATCCACGTCGAAACCCACCGCGATCCCTTTCAGCATGGCCTTGAGAAATTCACCCTCCTGGCCGTTGGGATTTTTCGGATCAAACATCTTCATGTCATAGCCAGGTGGCAACACCGGAAAGATCGCCGGTTCGGCCTCCACCTCCGGTGGGATCGCTTGTTCCTCGCCAAGCGCTGGTGGTTCGTCTGTTTCCGGTGGAATAAGAAAACCCATTTGACAAGCTTCGATCCTCGAGGCAACCACCTTTGCTTCAATGTAGGCGCCCAACTCGCGCAAATTGCGCATGGCCGCGTGCGCGGCCGGCGCCGATCGCGTGGCCGATTCATCATCCAACCAGAACGGCAAATAGATGATCTCCGCGGCCGGCACCCGCACCCGTTCCATTGGTCTACTTTGCGTTTGTGTGAAACCGTATGGTGTCGTGAGGTAGTAAGCCACCGGCCGTTCATCCTGGTCCACCTCCACCGACATTAACACCCGGTTGCCGTTGGCCAATTGCTCGTTATACGTTTCATCCAGGTAAGACACATCGATCAGCTTGAGCGCAAACCCAAAACCATTCGCGGCCGTTACCTTGCGCACCAGGCACTCACCATCGCGGAATAGTTGAGTGACTACCAGGTTTTGCACATCCAACCAGGTGAGTTTTTGCGATACCGTACAGCTCTCTTTATGGCACCACCTGGACCAGGCCGCCTCGATCTGTGCGTTCAATACTGAATCCAGTTCGTCGCCCCCGTTGGTGGCGCGCACCTGTAAGCGGATCCCGCGTGGTCCAACAATGTTCGATCGGCACATGCTCAAAAACTTTTTCATGTAGCCATCATTATGCGCCAGCTCTCGAGCGCGCGCGCGCATGGTGCGCAACCCCTGGCGCAACTCCGCATTGATCGAAGTAACCGGCGCCACCCAATCATTGGTCAAGCGGTTTTGTACTGCGGCCTCAAAGCGCCGTTGCTGCATCGCGCGCCAGTGTTGCGCGCGTTGCCTTTTCAACCTGGCGCGTTCGATCTCGCGGAATGTTGGTAGCTCGAGGTTGAGAGATTGCATTTCTGTTATGGTCCCGGTTCCACTGGCCGCACGTAAACGTTTCTGAAAAACCCTGGTCCACCCGCTTGCCGGCGCTCCTGGTTGACCAACTCTGACAACCGTTTCTCCCACGCTAGCAGATCTTCGAAACTGTATCGTTGCTTCATGCGGTTGGCGATCTGGTACTCCTGCGTATCGCTGGCCGCTTTGGCGCCAAGCGCCACGCGCAACGCACTCAACTGTTTTTCGAGATCGCTTTCTTCGTGGATTAAGAGAGCGTCTAACACCCGCAACACAAAACCACGCCGGCCGGCAATCATGCCGTTGTCGTCTGTGACAGTGTTATAGATCGCATACTCATTGCCGCTGGTGCCGCCACCGATCCGCACGTTGGTGGTTTTGGTGGTCTTGGATTCAGTCACGATCGTGAGATCAGATCCGGTAGGAATCTCCCAGACTGAAGTTTGAATGTTTACGCTTGGCGCCAGGTAGGGTGTCCAATCAAGCGTGTAGCTTCCGGTTGTCGCGGGATCTTTTGTTTGCGTTGGCGCCGGCATTGGCCGCGGATATTAGCCAAGCTGGATCGCTTTTGTGCAGCCTGTTAGAAGCAAAAAAACCGCGCGTGCACTGCCCCACCAAAACGGCACTAACGGTGCTTTGCGAGTTTTTTTTTGCTGGTTGGTTGACAGTAACGGTGCAGCTCGCACGCATATTGCAGGTAGCGAATAAAGGCATCAATCGGCGCCGGCAGTGGTGGTTTGGCCACGTGTTGGCCGCACCGTTGACAGGTGGCCAGGTAAGGATCTGGACCACAAACCACCCAGGTGATTTTCTCGCATTGCGTCATGGATCCTTGATTATCGTGCGCATGCATGCGCCGGTGTCGCCATCATAAAACCGTGTCCACACCCGCACGTGGCCGGCCTCGACCACGATCGCCGCGTCACAATCGATCTGTGCCTCGAGCTGTTGCAGATTGGTGATCGCGTATTCACTGAGCAAACGATCATCAGTGCAGATCCGCACCCACACCCCGCCCGGTGCTTTGCCTGGTGCAATCGTTACCAGGTGCAGATCCGGCCGGTGCAATTCGCTTGTCATTGTGACCAACCTTAGATTGGCGCGCCGGCGATCGCGCGCCGCCACTGGACAATTGTTCATCAGCCCATAACCGCACGCCGGGCACGAATGCCGCTCCTCAGTCATAGGTGAAACAGTCTATCAACCGTGGACAACCGTTACCAGTTACCGACAAAACCACCACCGCGGCCACCACCACCTGGCCGGCGCCGCGGCAACCGCCAGGCGCGTGGCAATCGTTCCGGTGTATTGCCCACACCCTGATCCGTGGCCTCGCGTTTAGTTTGCTGATCGGTTGCCGCGGTTGGCGCTTGCGGTTGCTCCTGGTCTTGTGCCGCGGCCACTCGCTCGAGCAACCGCGCGCGGAGTTTTTCATAGTTCGGCCGCAAAAATTCTTTCACGAAAATGTTATACACGCGGCAATCCCATGCCTCGTTTCGCGCGCCAGCTTTTTTCTTCACCCAACGCCAAACCGAAAACCCCAACCGCACCGCTCGCACGCGATGCTCACTGGTCAGCTGTTTGAAATAATCGTCAGAGTAGATGATCGGGAAGTGGCAGAAACCCGGTCCCGGCACTTCAATGCGCAACGCCGCGGCCGCTTTGTCTTTCGCTTGCTCCGTGCCCACCGTAAACAGTTTGGTGCGTGGTCCAACCAATGAAAACTTTTTCGGCACGATTGGTTTGCCTGGTTTGCTGGCACCAATGATCGCAAACCACCGGCGCCGCTGGTTGGCCTTGCAGAATTTATAGACACCATCAGAACAACCACCGTGCGAGTCGATCGCGCCGGCGCTGATCGTCATGGTCACACCCAATTCATGATCCCATTGCGTCAATAAAAAATCTTCGAACTCACTCCACACCGTGCCGGGATATTTGTTCGGATCACCCCAAAACACGCGATAGTCAATGGACCAGGTTTCATCGCCGGCGCCCCACCCCAATACCTCCACCTCGAGGCGATCCGGGTGCGTGTCTGCCCCAAACGTTAAAAGATCCACGCCGGCCGGCACCGGTGCGTTGTACTCCTCGCGGTGGAA